GGAAGCTGCACTCCGTAAATTTGCTGAACGTGCAGCAAAATCCACCAAGGAGCTAGAAGATTTTGTTTTAGGTGCGCCCATTAACTTCGCAGTCACCGTCGTGGGCCCGCCAGATGCGGGCCGGACAGGAGATCCAACACGATTATTCGAACCAAGATTAAAAAGAATGATTAAGGACCTGGAATCCGGTCAGGCATTTGCCGTAAAGATTCCTGTTGTGTTGGGAGGATCAGAGCGGATTAGTGAAGCCAATGCAAGAGCTTTGGCCATCCAACAGATTTCCGAAGAAACGGGATTGGCAGCCGAGCAACTCTCAGCCATTGCATCGGTGGGAGAACGGGCGGAGCCAGGTCTTGAAAATCTTTTATTTGGGTTTGAATCCTTTGCAATGATCCTCGACCGCGTGGTGGAAAGCTCCAAGAAGGCGAAGGATGGGGTTGAAAACCTAGAAGAGGGCACAGTCGGCGCAGATAAAAAATTCCAAAAGCTCTCGGAGACTGTTAAGGAATTTACAATCGATTTCAATGAAATTTTCTTAGAGGGTGCGAGGCAGACTGTCATTGCGGTGACCGAAGGGATGGCCGATCAATTTGCAGCCGCCTTCATCTCCTTTGTCGACGGATCAAAGAGTGCGTCCGAGGCGTTCCGTGAGTTTGCGGTCTCCCTTGTCACCGACATCGGGTTCATTATCGTAAAACTTCTGGCGCTGGCGGGCATACTCGCGGTTCTCAATTTGATTCCCGGGTTTGCCGCCGTGTTGAAGGCCCTGGATTTATTTACCGTTGTGCCTGGGTTGCAGGATGGAGGCATTGTTAAAAAACCAACGCTTGCGATGATCGGAGAAGCGGGACCCGAGGCTGTGATTCCGTTGGATCAAATGGGCGGTGAAGTTCCAGAACCTTCGGCCCAGGCGATCAACGTGACGTTGAATATCAATGCCGTGGACGCCCGATCGTTTGAAGAACTGGTTTCACAAAATCCTGATTCAGTAGTCCGTGTTTTCCAAGAAGCTTTAGCGACATCAATTCCCACCCGGGATGCCATTCGCACCATAGCGGCGATCTGATGGTAACCCTTAAAACCATAGTCGCAAATGTTACGACTTTAAACTTGTCTCAAACCATTGATGATGATGCACATCCAAGTTGGGCGGGAGAGAGAAGGGTTTTAGCCAGGGGTAGCGATGGGCGGCTTTGGTTTGCGTACCTGGCTACGAACAGTTCTTTGAAAATTCTTTATTCGGATGATGACGGAGACAGTTGGACAGAGGATGACGATATTGATTTGTCCGGAATAACAGGGACGATTTCGGTTCATATTTTTATCGATGCCTTGGAGTCGCCTCACGTTATTTACGCGAGCCATAGCACAGACAAAATCCATTACACAAAAAGAACTTCCCCTGCAACGTGGACAACGCCGGTTGAGGTGGGAGAGCCCACGACGTTGGCGCTGGCCAACTCATTTATATCAGGGATGGTGGATTCGGATGGGAAAATTCACATCATTGTTCGAGATCAAACCACTCCAACGGGAAAATATTATACAAACGAATCTGGTTCATTCGTAGAGACAACTATTTGGACTGACGCCTCCTCTCCTTCGGCCACCGACAGCCTGCTGATGGCAGCCGCCATGGACCAAAACGATGACATCCATTTGGTGTACAGGTATAGGGTGACCGCTGGGGATGCGACGCAAAATTGGCAATATCGATATTACAAGAAACCAAAGGGGCAGGCATTTCCGGAGTTAAACCATAGGGTAGACACCAATACGCCGGCAGAACTCATTGCCTCGGTTGCGCTTTCAGAGGCAAGCATTTTTCACGAAGAACTTTCCTTGGCGTTGGACGATGGAGGCAATCCCCACGTTGTTTACACGCGCGACATTGATGTGGATCCCGAACACATTGTTTATCGAACAAGGTCGCCAGGTGGCGTGTGGTCCTCAGAGGAAACCGTTCACGACGAGAATGCAAGACGGGTTTTGGGAATCACCGTTTCGGTTACAACCGCTGGCATTGTCTACGTAGCATGGGCAGAGCGACCATCTCCGATTACCGAGATGGAAGTCATTTATGCGAAAAGAAATTCTGCAAGCAATTATACGGAGTTTACGGTCGAAAGCGTTGCTACCGAATATTTCAACGGCCCCAACCTTTTAAACCATTTGATCCCCAAGGTTGCCTTTGCTCCCGGTTTAACCAAAGCCGGCGCCATGGGAGTTTACACGGAAATCGTTGCCGCAAACGACGTGAACATCAAACTTTTTATTACCGATGATTTTGTTGCCAATGACGCAACGGGACAGATAACCGAGGGGCCTCCAAGTTGTGCCGCGGAACCAGACCGCGCCTCGATCGTAGTTGCGGGAGAGGGAACGGCGTCAACTAACTATCCGTTAACAGTTGATTTCCCTTTAAAGCCAACTGGAAGATGGGCGACCGACAAAGCGGAAGTGGATGCCGGCTATGAGTGGACGCATCCAAAGCGGGCAACCAAGAGGAGAATTTATTCGGTAATCCATCGGAACATCACCGAATCCGACAAGGATACTTTGATTAATTTCGTTGACGCGCGAAAGGGGCCAACTGAGGTATTTAATTTTACGGTGCCGGCCACTAATGACGTGGCGGCGGAAACGATTAAAGCGAGATTTGCTTCCGACGTCGTTGAGGTGGTGAAGCGTTCGGACGACAATTACATTATTAGGGTTCAAATAGAGGAAGCCTTCTAATGCCTTTGACGATCAGCGATACTTTTGCGACTCAAAAGAACCTTCTCCATAGCTTGGAGGGCTTTCTCTTTTTATTTGAGATCGGCATCGACAACAGTACGAGCCTGAGACTGGTTGCTGATCACAGCAATTTCACTTGGAATTCCAAAACCTATTACGCGTTTAACATAGGAGTCGGGGATCTTCAATCGGCATCCGACGGGAGTCTCCGGTCTATGGATATTAATATTTCAAACGTAAATCGTGATTTCGTAGATCGAATAGAGTCCCTGGATTTCATTGACAAGCCTGCGTGGTTTCGCATTGCTCATCGATCCTCGGCTGCCGCGGCGGACGTGATTGAACAGAGTTTTCAGGTAAACAAACATAGTATGAATCGTCGGGCGATTACCTTTAACCTCGCCCACGTAAATCTGCTTCAAAAACCTTTCCCTCGTGAAACTTTTTCTAGAAACCGATGTCGCTGGGTATTTAAGGACGGAAACTGTGGGTATGCTGGGGCGATTGTGAATTGCGATCTGATTTTGGACGGAACCAACGGTTGTAGAGCACATGGAGTAAATGGTGGCGGAGATTCGACATTGCAGCCTAAACGATATGGGGCTTGGCCAGGAATTCCAAAAACCAGGCGATAGCGATTGGTTGGAAAAACTGGCGACCCGGATGATGGGAATCCCCTTTCGAGATTTTGGCCGTGATCAACACGGAATGGATTGCTTTGGATTCGCCATAGATTTTTACCGACGATCCGATTTAGGAATCGAGTTAAAGGATCCGCTTGATTTTATTTCCCGGGAAAAAATTAAAGCCGGTGGGCAGCCCATCATTGATCAATACAAAAAGGATTGGCGCCCTCTTCCCAGCCGCGAAATTCAGCCGGGGGATTTGCTTTTGATTGCCGTTGACGGGAAGATCATCGATCACATGGGAATTGTTTTGGCGTCCAACAAGTTCGTTCACTGCATTCGTGGACAGGGAGTTATTCGGTCTCGGATCAGCGATTGGCGATCGAGGATTAGAAGGTATTTAAAGTATGACCCAAACCGCAATAGCTGAGATTCGCAGAGTAAGGGTTCGGGTGTTTTCCGATTTCTTTACCCGTGAACTCGACTTCGACGAATCCGTTCATTGGGTGCCGGATAAAAAAGTATCGGAATACAAACCCTATGGGGTTGAAAAAAGTCTTCGCGAATGGGCGGTCTTAAACGGCAAACACATTGCGCTCGAAGATTTCGATCGCATCTCCCCACCACCGGGATCTGATTTGAGTTTCGGGTATGTCCCGGGTGGTCAGAACCCTGGATTTCGATCGCAATTGCTTGACACAATAACACGACGCCGGCTTAGAGGCGGGAAAGCGGCTGCCGCGGCATTTGTGTTAAGCGGGTTTACCGGACCGCTTGGAATCGTAATCGGATTTCAATTGCTTTTGCCCCGCTCCCCCGAATCTCCTCGTGAGGGCGATAACTTTTCTTTCGATGACATTCAAACTCGTGTGGGTGCCGGGACCGCCGTGCCTGTGGCCTACGGGGAGATCGCACAGGGCGGGACGTACATCAATACCTTTAAAACCTCGGCTATTGACGGGAGCGGGAAAACCGTACTGCATGCACTGATTGCCCTTTCTTCGGGACCGATTGCCAATATCGCGGGCCTTGCAGAGGACGCCAATGAGTTGACAGGCGACGACATCCCGGATGGGATTTTAATTAATGGTGTTGAAGCGAACACCATCCCCGGGATTGCCATTTCCACGCGTCGTGGATCACCCACCCAGGAGGTGATCGGGGGATTTGAAGACACAACGGTAAACATCTCGGTAAACCAACAATGTTTTGTCGGCCAGCCCGTCCTTTATAAAACCGATACCCAAATCGATGCCTTCTCGGTGTTTCTGAAATGGGAAAACGGATTGATCTATTTTGGAAGCTCAAAAATTCACGCGGTAAACATCCAGGCTCGCATTCGTTGGCAAGAGATCGCGAGTCCCAGCGCGGACCCGAACCCTGATGACTGGGAAGAGGAAACGCTAACCATCGAGGACAAAACAACGGCGACTTTTACCCGGGAGATCCGAAAAGACAACCTGGAACAAAAGTATTATGCCGTTGAGGTCACCCGATTTGGCGGCCTTGATGATGGGCAGCCCGGATCCGAAGGATATAACACGGATTTCAAATTCGACTCCATCAACGAAATTGATTACGGGGATTCCCTTGCCTACCCCAATATGGCGTTGCTGGCATTAAAAGGGATCAGCTCCGAGCACTTCTCGGGCGGGCTCCCGGATGTAAAAACCAAAGGGCAGTGGAAATTAGTCTACGCATGGGATGGGGCAAGTGTTTCTTCCCCGGTATTTAATCTCATCTGGTCGGACAACCCCGCGTGGATTGCGTTAGACATATTGTTAAACATAAGAACCGGCGCCGGCGCTTACCTCGATCTATGTGACATTGATTTGCAATCCTTTGGTGATTGGGCGGATTACTGCGATGAATTAATCGACATCGGAGACGGGGCCAGCACTCTGGGAAAGCGGTTTACTTACAATCGGGTTTACGATGAACAATCTACCGTTTGGGATTCGGTGTTGGAAGTAGGCCGAGCGTGCCGTGGGATTTTTATTAAAGTCGGAAACGTCATCAAAGTAAAAATCGATCAGGACGAAACTCCAACGCAGATCATCAGCGCCGGAAATACCATCAAAGATTCCTTTGAGTTGATCACCACCTCGATTTCCGATCAGCCAAACCATTTCACCGTGCAATACCTAAACGCGGCTTTGGATTGGGAGTTGGACACAGTCACCGCATTTGAATCCACGCTAGGAATTCTCTACCGTCCAAGCACTCTTCAATTGCCTGGGATTACAAAACAATATCAGGCAACCAGGCAAGCACAGTTCTTTTTGAATCTAGCGCAAACGAATCGTCGGGTGGTGAAGCTGTCGATGCCGATCGACTCTCTGGCTGCCGAGCCAGGTGACGTGGTTTCCATCCAAAACGATATTCCCGATTGGGATGAAGGGAAAGGCGGTTTGATTTTCGAAGACGCTGTGGCGGGGGATAAAATTAAACTCGACAAAGAGGTGACGATACCCGCGGTGGGGAATCTATTTATCACCGTTCGAACCGATGACTCGCAGGATACTTTTCAAACCCGCACGTTTCTAACGGCCGCGGGAACCTATCCGGCGGGGACGGAATTGCAGGTGGACTCCGCTTGGGATGCCGGCGATGAACCTGAAAAAGGAGACGTTTGGCAGGTGTCTGAACAATCGACTAGCGGATTCGCCGGCCGGCTTTACCGGTTGGTGAGCGGGCGATTCAAAGAGGACTTCACCATGGATTTGGAGTTCGTGGAGCACAACGCCTCGGTTTACAGCGATGATCCGGGAGTGATTGATTCGCAGGACCCGGGCGACCCTCCCAATCCATTTGCTCCGCCTCCGGATGTCACGGGGCTAACGCTCAAAGAATTCGATACCGTACAGCCTGACGGTGCGGTCGCCATTCAGATTATCGCCAGTTGGATTAAACCAGCACACGTAGGCCCCTATAAGAATCGGGTTTACATGAAGATCACTTCTGACCCGCTCACCATCGGGACTTTCGATTTTGTGGGCGAGACCACGGAAACCCAATTTGTGATCCCAAGCGACTTCGTGGAAATTAACGAAACCTTCGAGATTGCCGTGTGCTCCGTGAATTTGGACGGCACGGGCGGAAAGGCTATAAGTAGCTGCCCAAGCTCTACGATCACGATTACGGGCTCAGACGCCAAGCCTCCTGATGTGACCGGGTTCGCCGTAGCCCAAAATGGGGCCAACCTGGATTTCGTTTGGAACGATGTCGGGATCTCCAACCTCGCGGGCTATGAGATCCGGCGGGGCACCACCTGGCAGGGGGGCCAGGTAATCGGACAGGACATCCAGGGAACCACCTTCTCTTCCTCTCAGTACACTCCGGATGTGCTAAACACCTTTTTGATCAAGGCTAAGAACAATATCGGGAACTATTCTGTGAATGCCACGCAGGTGACAATCACCCCGGAATTTCCGCCAGGAACCGTGGACATCGACCAAAACGAGGATCCCACATGGAGCGGCGAAAAGGTGTTGATGACCGTCCAGCCCGGTGGGACGCTCAAACAGGATGATTCGGATACCCTGAGTTGGGATGACACCATCACCCAAAGCCTTACCTGGCAAGATTCCATCGACCAGGGAATCCGTTGGGATCAGGGCTCAGGCCGGTACACCACGGCGGCGATTGATGCGGGATCCATCGACGATCGGTTGATTCAAATTTCGATCGACACCAAGCAATTTGATGCCTCTTACACCTGGCAGCGCACCATCGACGACTCCATCACCTGGGCGGATTCCATCACCCAGGAAATTACTTGGGCTGGGGTATTGACGGATTCAACGGATGTGACATACCAGATTCAAATTGCTTTCTCGGACACCGACACCGATCCCGACAACTTTGTCGACTTCGTGCCCGGTGAATACAGTTTTCGTTATCTAAAAGTTCGTGTAATTGTAACCTCTTCGGATTCCAATATCCGAGGAGTTTTGGAAACCCTGAGGATCGTAGCTACGACCGTGTGAGGTGAAAAATGGGAGACGTTACTTCTGACATTGCGGCAACCGATATTATGGGCAATAACCGTGCGGCCCTTGCCAACATGCAGCGCGGGTTAAACGGATCGGCTACTCTCTGGGGGCAACCCACGGGAGGAACCATTACGGCGCCAAAGCTCGTGAAAGCCGTGGGCCGAGTGACAGTGGATGACTTTGATATTCCGACCATCGATGAGGCGCTGGACACCGATTTCGACGACCTTCTTGGCTTGCTTTTCGATCGTGACTGGGAAAC